GATTTATGAACCAAAGATTTCCTTAGAGCAGGGTATAGCGCAAGCGCTAGCCCAATAAAAAATCCCTACCTCGCCAGCCGTCGGCGGAGGTAGGGATTTTTTTCTTTTTTATTATGCCTCTATTAATTCTCTAGTAATAGGTTTTGCATATCCCTCAAAATAACGCACTTCAAATCTTTTAATGCTGGAACATCTGCAAGAATGATGATTGGCGGCTTTGTGCATATCCTCAATCGCAATATATTTTTTACCGCCAGCGCCACAAAATCCGCAAGCAAACTCATATCTGATTTTTTTAGGCTTTAACATTAGTTACCTGCCTTTTCGTATAGGTGAGCAAAAAGTTCTACTGGCTTATCTGATAATTGATATGTGTAATTGTGTTCAAACATTTTGTGTTTTTCCATCATCTCTGTTACGCAAGCCTTAATTGCGCCACCTGTTTTGCTTTGGTATCCGCAAGAACATTCGAAATCGTAACCATCCCAAGCACCACGCATTGCAGCGGTGCGAGGAAGTTTCTCGCCCATTGAATAAACAAACCACTTGATAGTTACTTTCTGATCTGTTGCTACTAACTTCATTTTGTGCCTTCCTTTTGTGGGCTACCTGCTGTATCCCAATAAGATAAATGTATAGACATTTGTCTATCTAGTCAAGTACCTAGCCCAATAAATCCTTCGGCGTGTCTATCTTGGCAAAAGCCCGCTTAGCCTGGCTCTGGTAGCCCAGATTAAGCAGCCAAGGAGGCACTGGGCGCAGCGGGCGCTGGGGGCTGAGGCAAGCAATGCCCAAGGCCACCCAACCTCCCATAAAGCCCAGGATTGCCCAAGGCAGGGGCCGCCTGCCCTTGCCGACGGCCACTATTGCCGTTAATACCGCCCAAAGGATTCTCACTTGATGTAATCCTTCAGACAATCATTGATTACCTCAGAAGCGGTTTTGCCCTCCGCTGCTGCCTTGATTCTTACCTTATTCCAAATTGCATCTGCAATTCTTACTGATCGTTGCGGTTTCGTAGCCATTATTCTCCTGTTAGTGTTTTTAGATGCGGATTTAAAACTTTCATACTTACATAAATGGCCCTAGCCATTTCATCAGGATCGCTGCTATTGCTAGCAGTAATTAGAACCTCAGCCGATGCCAGCATATCCATTTGCATTTCTGTAAATAATGCTTTCATTGCGCCCATAATTTCACCTCCCTTTCATCATCATATTGGAATGTAAAACATCGCACTTTGGACAAACTAGGCATTGGAACTGCTCGCCATTATCGTATTGATACCAGCGGCGAACTAAGTGAGCGTTAGGCTTTTCACACATTTGGCAGTTATTCATTATCTAACGCCTCAATGTAAGAAGGTAGAACAGAGTTTAGATTTACTAAAACTGCCTGAATTAATCGATCATCATTTGTATCTTTTGCTCTCAACAGATTCTCCACTGTTGTATCTATCATTTTATTAACTTGCTTATCCATTTTATTTACCTTCCTTTAGATAACATTTATCCATTGAGCCAAAGCAGTAGCCATCGGCGGTGTAGTTAATATGAGTTGCCAAGAAATAAATCGTAGCCAGCATTAGTAGCCAGAAACTTATCCTGGCTACCCTGCGAATTTGCAGATACTTTTTAGAGCGTTGCATTAGTTGCACTCCTCAAGTAGTAAAGCGGTTGCAGATAATTGAACCGATAGTTGGTTAATATCCTCTTGAGTTCCATTTTTAATTGCATCCTCAATCCATCGAAGTTGCTTGCGCATATCTTTTACCAATGAACGCATTTCTGTTTTGGTTTGCATATTAATTACTTACCTTAGTTACAACTAATTCAGGATGAATTAGAGATATATGTTTTGTATAATTTGTACCTTTTTTATTAGGTTCTTTAATATGAATAGTGCAGATTGGGCATACATGGCAAAAATTTTCATTGCCACATCTATTATCCATACACCAATTGGCATAAGGAAAACTTTTTGATATTAGTTTCATTTTTACTACCTTCCTTGGTTAGCACCTTGCCTTCCAATAAGATAAATGTATAGACAATTGACTATATGGTCAAGTACCCCCAACCCCTAGGTTTCGGCGTGTCGAGGGTATCTCACCCGCAAAAGTCAGTTATCTATGCCACAATTACTCCACACCTAGAAACCTAGGTTAAAAGGGGGTAATGCAGTGGAAATAGGTATCGTGATGGTAGCGGCAGTTCTCGCCCTAGCGGGGGCTTCTCTTGCTAGCCTGCTGACCAATGGCACCGATGATTGGGCAGGGCAGGTAAAGAAGGCTGAGAAAAACCGAGCCAAGATGAAAAAGGCACTAAGCAAATGAACCAAAATTGGAGTGAAGTTTTTAGAATCTTTGTTGGCAATGATGGTTCTTACAATCTTTACTTAGAGGAGCAGGAAGCCTGCGTTAATCTAGTAGAGAATTTGGCAGATGAAATTGATATAACTGATTTTGCCGAAATGAAAAAAGCAAGCAGCGCCAATTTGTTAGATGGCAATGCTGCTGTTCGCCTTGATAACATTCGCAAGAATCTGCCACCAATGGCATTAAAGATTGCAAAGTTATCCGAGCGTGAGTTGCTTGATCTAGCCCAGGAGATAATCCAGGTAGTTCAAGATAAAAACAAAGTAACCTTAACGATTGTAAAATAATGGCCAATCCAAATGGTAGAAAAGGCGCGGCTTTTGAAACTGCGGTTCTAAAATTCTTTCGCTCTGCTGGTGTCATTGCGGAGCGTCTGACCAAGGCGGGCGCCAAAGATGAAGGCGATTTAGTTGTAATCATCTCTGGTGCTACCTACATTTTAGAATTAAAGAATCGAAAGAAGTTGGATTTACCTACCTTTTGGAATGAGGCTCTTATTGAGGCTGAAAATTATGCCAAGGCTAGGAATTTAGATTTTATTCCGCCTTCTTATGTAATAGTAAAACGGCGTAATGCCAGCATAGATAAATCTTGGGTAATTCAAGATTTAAACCAATGGCTTTCTAATAAATGAGGTCAATTGAACTTTTATCTGATTCCCCCAAGTTTCCAAAAGCGCTATGCGCTGAGTTGGAGGATAAAGATTATTTTTTTCCTGATGGAAAAATACTTGAGGCAAATCGCCTCCCAGAGTTGCAAGCAATTTGCTCTCTTTGTACACATAGAAAGGAATGTTTGGAATACGCTATAAAGGAGAAAATCAAATTCGGTATTTGGGGTGGAACTACTGGTGAGATGCGCAGGAGATTATTTAATAAACAATCTCTATTCGTGGAACGCAAGGGTAAAGCCAAAACTGTTCGCAAAATGCACGATGAAGGAAGTTCTCCCGAACACATAGCATCTTTCTTAAAGGTTTCAATTCCTTATGTAAGGGAAATGATCCGCCGTTACGAAAAGATGAAAATGAAAGGAGCAATCCAATCAAACCTGAATATAGAAAAGTTAGCCAAAGAATTGCGCTCATCATCGGGGTTAGCGCAATGACTTCTTTACTAGTTCAAGCACTTGCACCAGATCGGGTTAGTCCACTGTCTGCTCAGCCTAAACTGCTGATTAACCAGGTGGATGCTAAAGATTTGGCAAAAGAACTATTGAACGATAAAGATTTTAAATGTTGGGATCAACTGATGACTAAAGAAAGCCATTGGAATGATCACAAAAATCCAGTTAGTTCGGCCGAAGGGGTTGGCCAACTACTAGATGGAACTATGGAGAATCTAGGAATGAAACGCTCAGATGCTCCAGCAGCGCAAATGGTGGCTGCCCTTGCTTACTTGGGCAGGCATTATGGTTCAGGTGGAGCCTGCAAAGCGTGGGCACACTGGCAAAAGCACAAATACTGGTAAACAACTAAGGGGGTAAATCAGTGAGTGTAGAAATTGAAACAGGTGTTATTGATTTTGATGATAACACCGCCGCTTGGCTAGAGAATTACAAAAATGCTCTAGCCAAGATCAAAGAATGGCAAGAGGTAGCAGATGTAGCCAGAGCGCACATCGAGCAATCTCTTGGCGATGCTGAAGTTGGTATGTATCAAAATCGGCCAGTAGTTCGATGGAGTTTTATCGAAACTAGGCGTTTTGATGTAAAGCGTGCAAAGGAAATTTTACCTGCGCAGGTTTTAGATACTTTAGAAGTTATTTCAAACTCTCGGCGTTTCTCAATCGTGGAGCAAGATAATGAGTAGTATCATTCCTGCTCCAATGATTGATACACCGCCATTTAATCCAATTACACCAGATGAATATGATGATGAGGATGATGAATAACTTAGTAGCACCAAATAAACCAAGCAAGCAAATGGCAATGGATATTGCAAAAATCATTACCGATGCTGGCACTTGGACACCTAGAAGCAAGCAAGTATCTATTGGCCCATCTGAAATCGGCCACGAATGCTTGCGCAGATTAGCCTATAAGTTAATTGATATTCCAAAGGCTAATGAAGGCTCTAGTGGTAATTGGGCTGCTCAAGTTGGAACTGCAATTCATTCTCACTTAGCGGAAATATTTGAAAAAGTTGAAGGTTTTCAAGTCGAACAAAAAGTTACGATCAGAGGCGGATTATCAGGCACCATTGATTTATATGATGAAGTTCGTGGAATCGTAATGGATTGGAAAACAACAGGTGCTAGTGGATTAAAAGAACGCCGCAGCAGTGGCGCTACCACCCAGCAACAAATCCAAGTTCAATTATATGGTTACGGCTTAGCCCAGATGGGCGCAGTTGTAAATAAAGTTGCTCTTATCTATTTACCAACATCAGGTGCAATAGATGATATGCACATTGAACTTTATGATTATGATGAAAAGATTGCTCTGGCGGCCCTTGAGCGATTAGATAATTTATATGCGCTGCTTACATCAATTGATGTTGAGCAGTTTCCGTCGATGTGGGCAGTTATACCAAAGGTGAGCAGCCGCCTTTGTAATTACTGCCCATATTTCCAACCATTTAGTAAAGATGAATCAGTTGCTTGCGCTGGAGATACTGCATGAGCCTTGATGAAGCAACGATTAATGATTTAAAAAAGTTGAAGGAGGAGTTAGAATCAAATCTAATTCATCAACAACAAATGCAACACCCAATCCAAACCACAAACCAAACAGAAAAGGGGGAATGAGAATGACCTTCTCACCACCATCAATGAGTGAAAGCGGCCCAAAGGTTGCTGATCTAGCAGGACAACTACTAATCATAACTCCAACTGATTACAAAACAGGCATCAAGACAGTACACGGCGACGCCGAAGCAGTTGAAGTATCTCTGGTAAATCTTGATACCAATAAATCCTACGATAGTGTTTTATTTTTCAATGTTGCACTACGCAACTCTCTAAAGCAAAAGATCGGGCAAAAGGTTCTAGCCCGCATTGGGCAGGGAACTGCAAAGCCAGGTAAATCTGCCCCTTGGATTTTACTAGATGCAACTACTGATGCTGCTGCTCTTGCTAAAGCAAATGCTTATTTAGGAACAGCCAGCGCTCCTGCTCCTGCGGTAGCAGCGGCGGTGCCTGCGGCGAATGGCACGATCACACCTGAAGTTGCTGCATTACTGGCACAATTAGGGGCTAAACCAGTTTAAAACATTCTTGGCAATTTTAACCTTCCTTTTAATTGCCAAGATAGCAAGCGCCTGGCGGCTTTCCTGGGGGAAAAGTTGGTTCGATTCCAACGCTTGCACTGAAAAAACAAACTCGGATTGGGGGTTGCAATGCCGTTTTATGAATTTAATTGCAGTAAATGCAATGTTAATACTGAGTTGCAAAGTAGCATGAGCGATGATGTTAAATCTCCGCAATGTAATAAGTGCGGTGCTGAGATGCTAAGAGTTTATTTTCCAACACCAGCAATATTTAAGGGATCAGGATGGGGTGGTAAGTGAATCAATTAACAGCAGTTTCATTATTTGCAGGTGTAGGTGGTTTTGATTTAGCGTTAGAACGCAGCGGTGTAAAAGTTGTGGCTAGTGTTGAAATAGATCAGAAGGCATCAGCAATACTTGCAAAGCAATTTCCCAATTCAAAACTATTCAACGATATAAAGGGGGTAACAGGTGAACAACTTATCAACGCAGGATTCGATCCTAGGAATGGAATTATTACAGGAGGATTCCCCTGCCAAGATTTATCAATGGCTGGAAAACGAGCAGGATTGGGTGGTGCTAGATCAGGATTATTCTGGGAAATCTGCCGATTACTTGACGAAACAAAAGCGCAGAACTTTATCCTCGAAAATGTGCCTGGTTTACTTTCCTCAAATCAAGGAAAAGATATGGCCGCAGTTCTTGAAGCGTTGGTCGAGCGCGGGTATCGCATCGGATACAGGGTGCTTGATGCTCAATACTTCGGAGTTCCCCAACGAAGGCGTAGAGTGTTCATTGTCGGAAGTCTTGGAAACACAGGGATCACACCTGAAAAAGTATTGGCTATCGCCGAAGGCCGCGCAAGGTATCTTGAGACGGGCAAACAAAAGAGGGAAAGTATTACCAGAAAGATTACAAAAGGCATTAGAAATTCAGAGTGGTGGAACGGCACCGATGTAGCAGATACATTAACAGTTTCATCAAATGAACAAAGAATGCCTGATAAAAATAAAATGCAAATGATTGTGTTTAGCCCTCATCGTGAGGATGGTGCTAGGGTCAATGATAATGTTGTAAATACTTTGCTCTCCTCAATGGGAACAGGTGGAAATAATATGCCAATGGTTTTTCCAATGCACGGCGCAATGGTTGGCGCTCAAGATAATAATGGCCCTGATGGTTCAGGATTTTTAGGTGAAAATGATCCAAGTTATACATTAACTGCTAGTAGTCAAAATCGGCATGGCGTTGCAATTATTCATAACCCATCAACATTTGCAAATTATTCAGAGCAACAAATTGTAGGCACCTTGCGAGCAGGGATGCCAACAGGTTCAGAGCCGTTAGTTCAGGGATATAAAAAAAATATTGCTGAAAAGGATGAGGAACAATGGATGGAAACAGATGTTTCAAGAAATATATCTAGTTATGATAATAACCACGAAGCCAGGGTTACAGTTTTAGCCGAAAGTAATTCTGTTGTTCGCCGTCTAACACCTCTTGAATGCGAAAGGTTGCAAGGTTTTCCTGATGAATGGACTTCGGGTCAGGCAGATCAACACCGCTATAAGCAAATGGGCAATGCAGTAGCAGTGCCAGTAGTTGAATGGATTATTAAAAGATTAGTGGGGGAGATCAATGCGTGATGGTGATTGCATTCATATCTTTAGCATTATTGGAAAACAAACCTGCGATCTTTGCAATCAACCAACACATGAAATCAATTGGCAATTACAAAATCAATTAAAAGATAAATGGCATCAAGATAACCCAGATGCGCAGTATGAAGGGTGGATGTCTATATGAACGATGAATGCTTAGCCGATTACAAATACTATTTCTCTGATAGATTTAATTTATTTAAAGGTGATTCTAGGCAAGTTCTACCGCTTATGAAAGATAACTCAATTGATTCAGTAGTGTGTGATCCGCCTTATGAACTTGGGTTTATGGGTAAAAGTTGGGATTCAACTGGCATTGCTAACGATCCGCAATTATGGAAAGAAGTTTTAAGGGTGCTAAAACCAGGCGGCCATTTACTAGCCTTTAGCGGCTCACGAACCTATCACCGAATGGCAGTTGCGATTGAGGATGCAGGCTTTGAAATCCGAGATCAAATTATGTGGGTTTATGGCAGTGGGTTTCCTAAGTCGCATAACATAAGCAAAGGGATTGATAAGGCAGCAGGTGCAGAGCGTGAGGTTCTCAAAGAAGATTTAAGAATTAGAAATTCAGATTCTTGGGAAGCAACTGGTGGAATGTTGAAAGCGGGAATTCAAAATTTCAGCATTACCGCCCCCGCCACCGCCGCTGCGAAGCAATGGCAGGGCTGGGGAACTGCACTTAAACCAGCGCACGAACCAATAGTGCTTGCTCGCAAACCAGTTGAAGGCACTGTTGCTAATAATGTGCTGACTTATGGCGTTGGCGGAATTAATATTGATGGAACAAGGGTTGCTCACAATGAACCAATAAAAATAATGAAAGCGCAAGTTGGTGGCGATAAAGTTTATAGTCAAAGTGGCAGGCACGAAGAAACAACTGAATTAAAAGAAGGTGGCCGATTCCCCGCCAACTTTATTCATGATGGCAGTGATGAGGTTGTTGAGTTGTTTCCTGCCAATGCGGGCGGTGGATTTGGAAAGCGTGGCGCACTAAATGGTGGCGCAACATCTTGGGGTTTCAAGGGAGAAATGCAAGAGGTTGGCTACGGCGACAGTGGCAGCGCCGCCCGATTCTTTTACTGCGCTAAGGCTAGCAAGCGTGATCGCAATGAGGGGTGTGATGAATTTCAAGAACGGCAAGTAGTTACTTTCGCAACGGCTAATGGTACAAGCGGTAAGCCATCATCGATTTCAGAAGGTAGGGATACTAAAAATAGAAACCATCACCCAACTGTTAAACCAACCGAACTAATGCAATACCTATGCAGATTAATTACGCCACCGAATGGCACGATACTCGATCCATTCTTAGGTTCGGGATCAACTGGCAAGGCTGCTATGTATGAAGGTTTTAACTTTGTTGGCATTGAACTAACTGAGGAATATTTACCAATCGCAAAAGCAAGAATTGAGTTCGCTATAAACCAAAGGGGCGCTAATGATAAAATTTAGATTACCTTTTTACTTTGAACAAACAGGCAAGCCCTACATCTTATTAAATTGTTATCACTGTTCTAAACCACTTTTCATTGCCAAAGATAATATTCGCAGCAACAACTATTGCGGTACTTGCAAATGAACGATATTTACCTATCAGCGCTGCAATTAGCCAAAGAAGGAATCTCAGTAGTTCCTGTTTCACTCGATGGCTCTAAGAAGCCAGCGCCATTTACTTGGCGCAAATATCAAGAGGAACGCCCTACAACTCAAGAGTTAGTTGATTGGTTTAGTAAGGGAACTCAGCAAGGTGTCGGCGCTATCTGCGGTGCAGTATCAGGCAACCTAGAGATGTTAGAACTTGAAGGTAGAGCAGTAGCAGCACAAATTCACATTCAGGCAAAAGATATGGCTGAGAACTCAGGCCTAGGTGAGATTTGGCAAAAGATTCAAGATGGCTATTGCGAAGTTACACCATCAGGCGGCATCCATTGGCTATACCGAATCAAAGATGGATTAGTTCCTGGCAATCAAAAACTTGCAAGGCGCCCAGGTGAAAACGGCGGCGTTGATGTGCTTTGTGAAACTAGAGGTGAAGGTGGCTTTGTAATCCTGGCTCCATCAGCAGGTTCCTGCCATCCATCAGGTGAGCCTTGGAAAATGTTAAGCGGCTCAATCGCAACAATTCCTACTATTACACTCGCAGAGCGTGAAGCCCTGTTCTCAATCTTTAAATGCTTTGATGAGATGCCAAAGGTTGAAAACATTGCTCAAGAAATTAAAAGCCGAGAGGTTAATCTTTCACTACCAGGAGATGATTACAACTCTAAAGTTTCTTGGGATCAAATTCTTACCCCTCTTGGTTGGTCAAAGGTTTACACCAAGAACGATGCAACAGCCTGGCGTCGCCCAGGAAAAGATGAAGGCATCTCAGCAACAACAAACTTTAACGGCAAAGATAATTTATATGTGTTCACCACCTCAACTATATTTGAATCAGAGCATTCCTATTCCAAGTTCGCCGCCTTCGCCACATTAGAACACAATGGCGATTTCAAGGCTGCTGCATCTGCCTTGCGAAGCCAGGGCTACGGCAAGCCGATAGAACTTAACACCTTAGCAAACCTACAAACTCATTCACCATCTTTAGTTACCTTGCGGGATGAGAATGAGGAGGTAACAACCTCAACTTGGATTCCAGATTTTATTAACGCCGACAATATCTTTGATGAACCAGAGCCATCAATTCTTGCTCGCCTTGATGGGCATTGTATTTTCTACGCTGGCAAGATCAACGCACTATTCGGCGAATCAGAATCAGGCAAAACTTGGGTAGCACTTGAGGCAGTTCGCCAAGAGTTGGATAAAGGCAACACTGTTTTTTATTTAGACTTCGAGGATTCAGTTCGAGGAATCTATAATCGCCTAAAGACGCTAGGAGCCGATTTAAGACACTTTAAAAGTTTTCTGTATAGTAACCCTACCGAACCACTCTCTGCGGGCGCTAGAGAGGCTTTACTGACCAAAATCGATGAGTATAAACCCTCTCTTATCGTTGTTGATGGAGTAAATGCGGCAATGAACATAATGGGTTTGGATTTAGAAAAGAACAAAGATGCAACCTCATTTAGCCAAGAGATTCTGCGCCCGCTGAGATTGCACAATGCAGCGATCTTAACAATCGATCATGTTACTAAATCTAAAGATAATCGTGGAAATTACGCCATCGGCGCCCAAGCAAAGCGTGC